AGTCTGTAAATGACCAGGTTATTGCTTCTAAGTATCCTTTTGAAGCAATTGCTCTTTGTAAAAAGTGAAATAACTTTTGCGATTGAGTTAAAGTAGATTTAGTTCTTTCTTTAATAGGATCTATTATTTTTATTTTATTATAACCAGTTAAATCTTTGGCCCCATGTACTTCAAAATCTATTCTATCTGGTTCACTCCACATAACTACAACACCACCAATATTTTCTAGTTGTGTTGCATCTACTACCTTTGAAAATATCTGTAAATTACCAGCACCAGATTGACCAAGATTTATTACATCCATATCTAAATGTTTAGCAAGATGTTCAGGCCATTTGGGCCAATTGGTGTCTGCATCTTTATAGACAGAACTTTGAAAGTTTTTATCTGTCCAACTGTCACCAACTGCAACTAAAACTTGTCTATCTGATTTCCCCAACTATCCCAACCTTTTCTTTTTGTTCTTGCAAATAATTCAACATATGGCCCATCAAGTAAATCTTCAATATAATTATAAATCTCATCAGGCTTTCTAGAATGTTCTCTTCTAGGGCTTATTACTAATTGTTTGACAGATTTAGAAAGTCTCTTAGGACTTCCTTTCGTGGCAAGTAAACACATCTCTGGATTACCACGAGTCCAATACCCTAAGCCCGTAAACATGCCCATACTCTTTTTATTTTGTTTCGCCCAAGTAAAACCCACTGTTTTATATTTGAACCCCCACGATTCAATAACTTGTAATGCTTGTGGTAACATAGGATCAATGCACCACATAAGCAATACACAATCAGTATCGGCAAGAGAACTAACGCCGAGATTGCATATATCGTTAAAAGACATACAATCATAATGCTGGTTAGGATTCCGTCCATCACCTTTATTAGAATATGATTTAAATGTCCAAGGCGGATCTGCATATATTACCTTATACTTTGATGTGACTAAAGTTTCTAAACTTTTCAAATTTGATGACATTACTGAACTTATCCACTAGTTGATCTTGTTTATGTGAAATAATAAACACATTTTCGTTTTCCAGAGTTCCTAGTATTTTTAGAAACTCATCAGTTCCTTGCCCATCAAGTGAACTGTCAAATATCTCATCTAATATTAGTAGATTAGTATTAGTTGAGTTTTTCATCTTTGCAATCGCTCTCCATGTAAAAAGAAGTGCTAAATCTATTCGCATCTTTTCACCTTCACTAAACGAAGCATAATTAAATGCATCTCTGTATCTCGATTTAATTGTCTCTGTAAAGTTTTCGTCTAGATTAAAGTTTACATAGAACTCCATAGATTGTAGATATGCATTGATTAGTTTATTCATGATTGGTAGATACTGTTTAATAATCTTAGTTTTGATACCAGTATCTTGTAACATCTGTCTTGCAGCTTCGTTATACTCTCTATCTTCTTTTAGAGTTGATTGTTGTTTATCTAAATCTTCTAGTTTAGTTTGTAAACCTTCTAACTTAGATTCATCTGCTGACTTTTCTTTACTGTCTAGTTGTTCTAGTTCAGTTTCTAATTTAACATTGAACTTTTCCAGTTCTGATTTAGAATATCCTATTGATGATATTTCTACATCCAGTTCTCGTATCTTTTTAGAATACATATCTATTTCTTTTTGTCTTGTTTGAGCATTTTCCATTTCAGTTTTAAGTTCTTTCATACCCTTTTCTAATTCATCAAGTTCACCTTGTTTACTAGAAAGTATATTATCCTTGAACTCTTGATTTATTTCCTGGGCACAAGTAGGACATATTTTATTATCTTTGAAAAAGTCAACCGACTTACTATGGTTCTTGTGTTTCTCAACTAGAGTTGCACGAATACCAACCATCTTTGCAAGTCTTTCTTCTATCTTATTTGCATCTGCAATCTTTTGTAGATACTCATCTTTAGTATTTTTCTTTCGTATTATATTTTCTTCTCTTCTTGTAATCTCTTTTTCGTTCTGTTCTATCTGTCGTATTTTATCTGTTCTAAGTTTTGCTTTCTCACTTTTACTTTCGTTAATATACTTGTTAGACAAATCATATTCTGTTTGTGTAACCTCAAACTTATGTGAAACTTCTCTAGTCTCATCTACGATATTCTTTATGTGTGTCTTTACAATCATATTCATGAGAGAGAAGATTTTAATATCTAATATCTCCTCAACAACTTCTCTTCTTTTTGCAGACTTGAGTTGCATGAAAGGAGCCCATGATGCACTACCAAGTATTACCACTTGTGTAAAAGAACTATAGTTCAGTTTTAGAATCTGTTGTTCTAATACTTTTTGATAATCTCTAGAATGAGCTTCTTGATTGACTAATCTATCGTCACAGTAGATTTCAAACTTATTAGGTTTGATACTTCTAAAAACTCTGTACTCTTTTGTTCCAATCGCAAAAGAAACTTCAACCTCAGTTCCAGTATTATTTACAGAATTTACAAGTTGGTTTTTACTGATAACTCTAAATGGTTTACCAAACAAACCAAAACACATCGCATCAAGTATTGTAGATTTACCAGCACCATTATCACCAATAATAAGAGTTTGGGAACTATTATCTAAATCAATACTTATACCAGTGTTTCCAGTAGATAAGAAGTTTTTCCATTTTACATTCTTAAATACAATCAAACTGGAACTCCTCTAATCTCTGTCGCACTAATACTTTCAATCTCTTCACTAAACTTTTCTTGTTCAATTTTATATCCAACATCTCTACCATATGTAATATTTACAATGTTAGGAACATCCATGATAATATAATCTTCTCCATAGACATATCCTTCTTTACCAAGTTTAATCTTTATCATATCTCTATTATGATACTGTTCTCCAGTATCACGAACCATTATTGCAACTTGGCCAGTCTTTCTATGAGCTCGTTTAAATAATTGTGTATGTCCATCGTGCCATGGTTGATACCTTCCAAGCATTTGGACAGTTGGTCTTCTGTAATCCATTTAGTAATCCTTATATCATAATGTTCTGGCGGTTCAAAGATATTATCAGTATCCTTATACTCACTTTCTTTGTTTATATCCATCCAGATTATAATCTCTGGGTCAAATATTCTTCTATGTTCTTCAGTAGGGCAAATAAAAGAACTAACACTAAAACTATCTTTAGATGCTAAACTATTCATCCTATATGCTTGTCTTATCCTACCGCCCTCTGAAAAATCCCAATCTTTATATATCTCACGAACTACATCAGCATCCCAATGTGGGATGTGCAACAGTTTACTCATTCGTGACGCTAACCAAGTTTTACCATTTCCAGATAAACCCATAACTAATATTCTTCTCATAGTTCTAAATCTTGTGCCTCTGTATAAAGTGACTTCATGATATATTTTAGTCTTTTCTTATTTAAGTCTATAGGTAAATCCTCTATGTATCTATTTAATATTGTCATAGTGTCTTGAGTTCCCTCAACTATTTCATCTGATACATTGTTTGCATTTAGTTCTGAAAAGTCCTCTACAATCTTTACATCATGTGCATCTGCTTTCAATAATTTTTCTGTGAACTTGTCAAACTGATATAAATCTTTTTTATTTACTACAATCAGTTTTACATACTTTTCTGTATACTGTGTAAAATCATGGTCATCATAATCTCTCATAGAATCATCATAGTATATTTTTTGAAATATATTAAGATTGTTTTCTATCCTAGTAAGTTCTCTAGTTTCTGTGTCAAAGATATGAAATCCTTTTGGACATCCGTAGTCACTCCATGTCATTTGATATGGTGTACCCAAATAAAAAACTTGTCCATCATCAGACTTTTTATGAAAGTGACCAGAGAATACTGTGTCAAACTTTTTAAAGTCTTTTTTATCATATCCATTTTCTGACACATGTCCACCATGCATTTCAAAACCTTTCAGTTCTAAATGCGACATACAGATAGTTGCTGGTGTCTCATCAATCATACCAAAAGAATATATTTCATTCTGTGGATTTATCCAAGGTAACATAAGAATAGGTAATCCATCAAAGTCCACAGTTTCAGCCTCTGGATAGATTTTGAATCTTCTTTGTTCTTGTCCTATCAACTCTTGTAATGAGTTTATGTCATTTGTATTCTTAAAATAGATATCGTGATTACCAACTAACATATGTAAATTTATTTCTAAAGTATTAAATGGTAGTAGAAATCTTTCTCTAAAATTTTTTGCTGTTCTATAGGAAACAAACTTTCGTCTGTCCATAACATCACCTAAGTGAATACAATTCTTGATACCATGTTGTTGTAGGTAAGGAAAAAATACTCCTTCATAGAACTTGTAAAAGTATTCATCAAAAAATATATTATCATTCCGAGCACCGAAATGAGTATCAGTTATTAGTGCTATCTTCATTATCTCTCTTTCGGTAAACTTCTACATATGCATCACAATTTGGACACGAAAGATTTGTTACCATATCATATTCTTCTGCTGGTTCATCTGTTTCTGATTCTATATCGTGATCTCCACCCCAAATCAACTCATGTCCACAATGCCAACAATTCATTCGTCAAAATCCATAAAGTTCTCCAATCCATTTCGTTTATTAGGTTCTTCCTTTTTCTTCTTTGGTTTGTAAACTGCCTCTTCAGGCACCATTACATTTGGATCAAACCCACCAACATTATATGCTGATGTATCACCATCAAGTGTAATAAAAGGTAAATACTCTTGCTTAGATATCATTTCATGTTTTACATGTGATTGTTTCTTTTCTTTTGCAATCCGTCTAAGAAATGCATAGTAGATTATCTGTGTAAAATATGCAAAAGGATTTTTAGATTTCTCTGGATTAAAGTTATGAATATACTGTAAGCAGTTTTCTATTCCATCTGCAATCATTTCATCTCTGTAAGTGTAGTTGATAAAGTTTGGACGATAAGATAATCCTTGCGCTATCTTTAGAAAACATTCTCCAATATAATTAGATATTGCTGGAACATCATCTGTCTCTTCTGCATCAATACATTCTTGTTTATATTCCTTCATCGCTTGTAGAAACTTTTTGTTATCTACATAATGAGGTTTTTCTTTTGCTTTCTTCATGAAACTTGTAATGCGACATATATCAGCGTACCAAGGATGCTGAAGTTAATAATCATGTTTATATAGTGTGGATTAGGTGTCATGTCATATCTCCTTAACAATGTAGTTATGTTCCATATTACACGAAACACACTACAATGTCAAGTCTTTTTTTTAGTGAACAGTTCTAGATTTAAGTTTATCTTTGATCTCATCAAAAATTTGATCTAGATCTTCTACATTCTCTATCTCACGAAGTTCATCATCAGTAGGAGCATCCCAGCGCTCTAATTTTGAACTATGCATTTTATCTACTACCTCAGTATAGTATTTTCCAAGGCCTATAGAAGCATCAAGTTTTAAACATACAGATTTTATAGGTATCTCGTGAATAGTCTCTTCAGTAAATGGTTGCAACCATCTAGACAGACCCAAAGTCTCCATAAAACCTTTACTCGTTAATTTAGAAAACGCTTCCATCTTTAAAGCATCAGTTATCACATAATGAGAATCAGTAGTCTTAGTAATTTTACATATCACATCTTCCCCATTATTCATTTTTAAAATATTATATCTACTCATTTAGTCGCACCTTTTCTACTTTATAGTTAAGTTTTTCTTGTCCATATATATTTAGTCTTTGCCTAAAATGTCTATATGTAAAGTTTGTTCTACTTAAATATGTTATGTCATCTGCGATATCATACACCACAACAGAGGATTTTTTATCTCCTCTTCGTAGTCCTCTGCCAATACTTTGTAACACTCTAATCCTTGATTTACTTGGACTGGCGAACACGATGTTATGAAGATTACGAATGTTAATACCAGTGGAAAAAGTACCATACGAAGCGATAATAATTGCATTAGTTTCTTTTTCAACAATACCCCTTATCTCTTCTCTAGTTTTAGTTTCTGTATTACCATACACGAAAAATACTCTTTTGTCAACATCTTTTATCATATCGTAAAGAATTTTTCCATGTTTCTCTACAAGTTGAAATAGTATTAGCGTATTACCCTTTACTGTCTCCCCTAGTTTTTTTATGAAATCATTTCTTTTTTTATGTGATACAATGTAGTTTAGTTCCTCTGCATATGTATATTTTTTTACTCTCTTAGATTCTTCTTTACTGTGTTTAAGAACTACACAATTTATATCCAATTGAGAAAGAGTTCCCTTATCAATTAACTCTCTTGTAGATGTAACTTTGTGAACATTACCAAACAATCCCTCCAGTACCAACTGGTGCATCTCCATCCCATCAAGTGTGCCAGTGAATCCAAATCTATATTTACAATCTGTAAGAAAAGTCATAATTTTAGTAAGACTTTTAGATTTAAATAAATGGGCCTCATCACCAATCACACAACCAAACTGTTTAAAATAACTCCTAGGCTGTGTATAGATTGATTGCCATGTTGATATCACTATAGGCAAATCTGTATCTTTATCATAACCAGAATATATCTTGTGAAGTCTATCTCTTCTCATACCATAAGAAATAAAGTCACCATACATCTGTTCAACTAAAGATGTAGTTGGTACAATGATAAGTATTTTCTTTTCTTGTAGTAACTGGTAATATCTAGTTAAAATATATATTATGAGTGACTTGCCCGAAGCAGTAGGGCTAACAAGAAAACACCTATTTCTTGACAAAGCATGTTGGACAGCATCAATTTGGTAGTCTCGTATTGTGATTGATGGTGGTAGAATTGAGGCGGCAAAGTCTCTGCAGCTCTCACGAATAACATTCCGCTCATCGTCAAATCCTTTCAGTTCTAAATTTATTTGGTTATCATGACAAAAACGCTTGACATAGGCCATCAAACCAATGTATAATCTATTTGATCTTAAATCAAAGAGCCTTATCTTTCCATCCCACAATCGTTTCCTATAGTGTGGCATGTATCTGGCGCCTGGCACTTCAAAAGTAAAATAATCTTTTAGTAGATGTTCAACATCTTCGTCTGCATCATTTACTCTCATAAACACTTCATCAATTTTTTCAAGTATCATTTTTCCCACCACCAGTAATAATTATGTGGTCTTATAGGTTTGGGATAGTTTTTTATTTCACCTACTAACTTTAAATTATATAGGTTTGCAACTTCCTCTATAAAATCTAGTTCCCATCTTGCTCTCATAACTATATATCTTCTTGACCATTTGTATACAATATCAAAGTCTGATAATATATCCTCGTTTGTCCATCTACGATTCTTTTCTTCTACTACATTATGGTCATCTATATTCAAACTACCTATACACATTACAACATCTGCACATTCTGACTCAAACTTTGCTTCTTTTATTGTGCAGATATAATCTGGTTCACCAAAATTAAAACTATTTCTTTTCCATTTTGTTTGATCAAATCCCACCACATTCTGTATTCTTACTTTACTCCAATAACTACCACATCCTACATCAATAACTAAGTTGGGATTTACTCTATTGACATCTTTAACTATCTTTTCTTTTAGTTGATGATTTTTAGTTGATACTATTTCCACTTTGGCCCTAACACCCATCCTACTATACTTTTTCTTACACCACTTTTTACTGGTCTAACTCTGTGCCATTGTTCTGCTCTAAAGAACAGTGCTGTATTTGGTTTCAGTTTAAATGTTTCATATCTTTTTTCTACGGCAGGTGAATACACCTCTAAATCAAACTCTCCACCATCAAAGTCATCATTTAAAAATACAGAGAATGATACTTTTCTTATTCTTCCATCTTTATATGGTTCTACATGACAATCTTGATGCCAACCATACTCACCCTCTGGATGATACTCTCCATACTGTAAATCTTCAATACGATCTAGATGAACACCTTTATAAACTTTCTTTGCAATACTTAAAAATGCATATTTAATTTGTTCGTCTTTTATGAATCCTACTTTGGATTGTCTTTTTGTACCACCACTTTTACTATATGTCTTTGCATTATATAATCCATTTACTGCACCAATCGCTTGGTTTACTAAATGTTTTGATATATCTTTACATTCCATGTTCCCACTGCCTAAATGCAATTGCATTTTTAATATCCCATCCTCTACTTTGAATAGATTTTAGAACACCATCAATGTATTTTACAACTGTCTCTAAGTAAACAATCTTATGTTCTATCTGAATGATATCTTCATCTGATTCTATGTAAATAGATAAGTCTGTTTTTAAAACTTTCAAGTCAAAAGGTTTGGTTGCATATACTTTTGCATCTGCTTTACCACCATAGTATTCCCATTTATCTTTGAATAGTATTTTGTAATCACCCTTTGCTTTATATAAGAGTAATTCAAACCTAGATTTATGATCTAAGTATTTTGTGTATAGTTCTTGATTTTTTAATGACTCAGTATCTAATCTTTCGTCATTAACTCGTAGGTCTTCTGCAACCATAATCTTTAATTCGTCAAGTGTCATAATATATCCTCAGTGTTATATTTTATTTATAGTGTAAATTTTGTACCTAAAACTGACTTCCGTGGTTAAATATTCAACATCCGTTGCTGTTTGTGTAAATGATAATGCACCAACCGAAACTGGAAATACATCTTCAAATCTAACCTCAATGATTGGATTATTTTTATTTGATAGAACAGTTAGTGTTGCATCTGAAAACATGGATCTGTCTGGAACTGCACTACCAACTCTATCTACTGGTATATTTCTTGAGTCACTGGGGGTGACAGAAGTAGAGTTTCTAAAAATAGCGAACTGGCCTCTTTCTTGTGGAAAACCAATACCAGTTAACCACCCATGTATTTCTCTGTAGTTATCTAACTCTTCATCAACAATAAAAGTAATATCTAGATTACCATAAGTCAAACTTGTACCTTGTATTGGTATATCTTTGAAAGGTGTCGGTATGACAGATTCACCCAGCGATATATCTGGGATATTTACAGAGACAGTATTGAACTGTACCTTTGGTAGTTGTAGAATATTAAATGCAAACTGTGTTGGACTTAAATAATCTAAACTAGTTGGTTGTCTTGATAATGGATTTGTTTCTGCCATAATTCCTCCATGATTGTATCTCTCTTTTCATCAGTAAAGATAGACCAATCTCGTATTTGATCTAGAGTTCTTCCACACCCTATACAAATATCTTCTTTTATTTTACATATTTTTATACAAGGCGTTCTCATATATTTATTTAGGTTGCTAAAAAAAGGGGTCAAAAAGACCCCTTTTAGTTAACCTTCTAACAAGATTACATAAGGTTTGAAACCTTAACTTTTCTGTAATATCTGTTAGTAGCAGATGAGATACTAATCGCACCATCAGAACCGGCCGCAACAGTACCAGTATGGAATGGGTTGGCTGCAATTCCATATCTAGTCTTAAAACCGATTTTTGGTTGAAAAGTATTCTCACCAACTGCACGAACCATTTGCAATGGTACATATGGGCAGTAGAACATTCCAGCATCGTATGGTGATGTTCCTTTGTAACCGACAATGTAGTATTGAGAGTCGGCGACATTAGCAGAATATGGGTCTACATAGACTTTAAATCTACCATTCATAACACCAGCGAAAGTAGTTGAAGTGTCATCTACATTCAAGTTGTTATTTAGAGCAGGTGTATAGTCTAGAACTCCAGCCATTTGAAGGGCAGAAGCGACATCAGCGGAACAGATAATCATGTTACCTTTTCCTCTTCTTGTCTGTTGACCGATAGCGTTTGCATCTCTTTCAAGAGCGAACATCAAACCTTTGAACTTCTCAACTGACCATCTACCATTTGAGTCTGTATCCAAGTCAAAGATACCAGCGTTAGTTACATTAGTTTGAGCACCTTTTACAGCAGATACATAGATATTTCTTACAACTTCTCTGTTGATTTCTGCAAGAATTTCAGCAGAAAGAATGTTTGCAAGTTCTGTCTCAGCATCCAAACCATGAATTGCTTTAAGGTCTTGAGCAAGTTCCATAGTGTATTCTGCCTTGAGGGCACGAGTTACAGCAGTAACAGTGTGCTTCTCAATTGAGAATGCCATTTCAGCGAAAGCATTAGTAGTAGTGTCACCAAGTGCTTCACCTTGTGCTGTTGTCATACCAGTTGCAGTTTCGTATGTTCCAGCAGGTGAGTCGTTAAGAACAGCAGGGTTAGTTGCTGAGTCTGTTACATCTCCACCACCGACATTTGAAGCAGCGTTCTGGTTTGAGAAATCAGGCATAGTCTCATCAACAAGAGCTTCTGCACCATCCATTGATGCAAATCTTGCTCTCATTGCAAAGATTAAACCAGTTGGGCCTGTCATTGGTTGCACACCACAAATGTCATATGCAATCAAATTAGGCATTGATCGTCTTACTAGGGAAATCAAGATTGGATCCCATGTGTCTAGAGAAGCATTACCACCAACAAAGTTTGTTGGAGCGGCTTCTGTCATGAAGTGTTTATCTTCTTTAAGAGCTTTCTCTTGGTTCTCTAGAATGATTGTAGTGACGGCCCGTCTGTAACTATCCGAAATTTTAGGCAATTCTGGATGTTCTAGGACTGGCTGCCACTTTTCTTGTAAATGTTCTGTTTGAAACATGTGTCTCTCCTTATTACATTACACTTTAATTATTCGTATTCGCACTCTTGACGCTTCTTCCGATTGCACTCATGTAAACACTCATGGAATCTGAAACATCAATGTCCTTTACGGGGCCAGTTTCTACATTATCAATTGTTTCTGTACTTTCTACCTTAGTTCTAGGGAAATAACTTTCTTTTAGAGTTGCAATCTTTTCTTTGAAAGACTCCTCATCTATGAAATCTACTTCCTTAACTAATGATTGAAACTTCTCAATCTCAGTTTCAGCCAAATCTGTTACTGATTCAGATATGACCTTTTCCCTTACTAGAGAAGCTGTTGACTTTTTCTCATCTACCAACTTTGCGATAGTGTCGTCAAGTTTTTCTTCTAGTTTAGAAATCTTTTCTGATTGTGCCTCAAGTACATCGTACTTCTCATCAGGCACATCCACATAATGATCCTCAAAGAGTTGTTTCAATCCAGAGATAAAGTCCTCAGCGATTTCACCTTTTAGGCCTCTTTCAACCGCCAATGTATTCTCTTTCATCCATTCTTCGACAACATAGTTTAGATAGTTATCGACTTTTTCTGATAGGTCTTCTTTGGTTTCGTTAATTTCAGAAGTCAACTCGTTTGCATATTCTTCTTCGAGTCTTGTGACTTCTTCTCTCACTTTTGATTTTACTGCAGCTTCAAATACTGTAGCCGCTTTTCTCTTAAATTCTTCAGACAATTCGGAAGATTCACTGTCCATAAGAGCATCGACATGTTCTTTAACATCAATGTCTTTAACTCTTGCTTCAATTTTTGCCTTTTGTTCTTCAGACTGTTCTTCTTTTTTCATCATTTCCATTTTGTTGAATTGTGCCATGAGATTTGCCATTTCGTCTTTTTTCATCATCTCCATCTTCTTGGCCATTTCCTTCATCATCATTTCCATTTTGTCTTTCATCTCAGCCTTAGTCATCTTCGCCATTTCTTTTTTCATCATTTCCATTTTTTCCATTTCGGATAATACTTCATCACCCTCAATGTTTTCGTCACCAGCAGCGAGAGGCTTTGCAACTTTACTCATTCCGTCATTTGGTGTGTCCATTTTCATAGGCGCACCTTCACCTTTTTGTTGTGCATCGCCAGATACTTCTTTGGCTTGTGCAGATGCTTTTTTACCAATTGCATCAGCAGGGTCGTTGACTGCCTTGGTTGCATCCTTTTGTACTTTTCCTTCTGGTTTTCCACCACCGACATCTGCTTTTCCAGTAGCTCCGTCACTTGGAACTGCTTCTTGCTTTTCTGATGCCATGGCGCCTTTTTTCATAGGGGCAGTGTCCTCTTCATTGATTTCGCTGGACTCTTCCAACTCACCAAGGACTTCTGCTTCTAATTCCTCTATGGTTTTATCTAATTCTTGATTATCAGCCATGGGATTGCTCCTTTTATGTTTACCTATTGGTATATTAACTATTATTTATAAATTACAACATTTTGAGAAACTTTGCAAACTCAAGTGCTTGATTTGCAGCTTTTCCCTTTTCAAGTCTTTGTTTCATCTCAACCAAATGTGGTTCTATATAGGCTCCATTATCCCAAACCCATTCTTTGCCTTCCATTATTCCTTCCACAAAAGCGGCAGGAGCAGATGGATCTGCAACGATATCGGCAGCAGTTGCGAGCATGAAGTCTTTACGAACATAGTTCGCACCATTCTTCTGATCTAAACTACCCATACCTCTAGATGAAACACCTAATGTAGCACCTTCGTCCATAAGACTTTTTACAATCTTACCCATCGGTGTTTCCATTATCTTTGCCTCTCCGATAAAATTTTTACCATCGGGCACCAATGATGTTATCAAGTGAGATGCTCTTTCCAGATTTACAGTCGGCCCTTCTGGGTGACCTAACTCTCCAAAGGCTCTCTTTTTTTGTATGAAGTTTTTGTTATACTTATTTACTTCATTAGTCAATACTTCCATAGGATAAACACGGCCATTTCGGTTTTTAATGTCCGCCTGCATAAAGACACCACGAATTTTATAGTCCTTCTTTCCATCAGATTTCTCTTCTTTTAGAAAGTGAACATCTTGGCAATCTTCCGTAATAAGTTTTACTACTTGCATTTATTTACCTTTTCCGAACTTTATATTCTTATTTATAAAATAAGAAAATTACACTCCACTGTGTGCTAATACAACCTCTTCTACATAGATTTTACTATTAGAACCAGCAGTTTCGTTAATATGTGATACACTGAAAGATGATCTTAGTGTCGCATCTCCAGTAAAAGTTGCAGTTGTACTACCATCTACTGCACCTAGTGTAATTGTTGTAGAACTAATTGCACTCACATTTACATTTGTAATTAGTGTATTCCATGCAGCCACATCTGAATCCACGAATGATACTTGATCACCAACAGCGAATGGATGGTGAATACCAGTTCCTTCTCCTCTGTCTGCAACTGTCAACACCACTGGGTCAGCAGATGTTGCAGAGATAACTTGGATAGATTTTGGTCTCTCCTCTGGTACAATTGTTATTGTTGAGTTTGCACGAATATAACTTCCGTTGGTTGCTGTTACTGCCGTTCCCTCTTGTGTTACCTTGACGAAACCATCTTGACCACCAAACTCTGATATTCTCAAAGAGGCGCCTGGGCTTAAATAACCAACAACTAGGGAAGCTGCACTGTCGTTGGCTTGTTCTATTTTACCAACATGTCTTAACATTTTAAACGACATTTTTATTCTCCCTAAATTGCCAAAACTTCTTTTTCAAAGTAGTCCATTAAATCCTTCTCTGAAACACGATTTTGTTTTGCAACATCTTTTATAGTTTTCTCAAAAGTATTTAGGAAATCTGAGGGTTTATCATCCATAACTTTAAAAATTCCATCCACGGCTTTCTTCATCTTAGGTGACAATCTCTTGTACTCCCTAGATTTCTTGTGTTCGTCTTTTTCTGTTACAGTTTTATACAAACCTTCAAAGTCCATTATTCTGCCTCTTGTACTTCTTCTTCTTTATTTTCTGTTGCAGTATCTTTAACAAAGCTTTGTGCAACTTCTTTTCTTTTTATCTCTAAAGCATTTCCAACTTTTGTATTCATAACTGATTTAAAAGCATCTTCTGCATCTAGATTATTTTTGGATACTACTGCATCAACAAAGTCTCTACTTGTCGCCATTTCCATTCTCCTTTGGTTTTGGTTTTTCATCACCGCCTTCTGCAGGCACTTCGCCTCTCAACTTAGCGACATCATCAGCAGGAATGACACCACCACCACCATCTTGAGGATATCTTGTGATACCATCTGTAGCTTGTGGTACTGAAACTCCACCATCTTCTGGCGGCATACCTGCCTCTTTACTGATTTGTCGTTGCATCTCATCGATCTCAGCATCAGTCATTGATAGAACATTTTTCAATACATATTCTTTTGAGAAAAATGTACCGATATATGGTTCTATTGTCTGTAGCGAGTTTAATCTGTTTTCTAACAACTCTGCTTTCTTGAGTTCTGCAAAGTGACCATCTTGCAAGAAGTCATATTGAATATGTTCTCGCATCTTAGGCCAATCTTCAATACCTATGATACCTTTCAACAACAGTTGTGTTTTTAAAATATCTGTAAGTAGAGGTGTGAATCTTTTTCTTATTCTCTGGACAAACTTAGTAAATTTAAGTTCATCTCTTGTAATCTCTGTACTTCTACCTAAACTAAATCCCTCTTCTGCATTTAATCTAGATTGTGGAACATTAAGTGATTGATATAGTTTCTTCTTGAAATATTCTATGTCATCAATCTCACCAAGATTAGAACCGCCAGGCAAAGTAGTAATCTCTGTACCTCTTCCACCCTCTCGTCTTGGCAACCAAAAGTCCTCTAACATTGACATGTGATTTCTATCGTCTTTTATTTCACCAGTGTTTGCATCGTATACCAGTTTGTTACGATAACGATTCATAACATCTTTTAGATATTGTTCTGCCTTAATCTTCGGTAAGTTACCAACATCAATGTAGAATATTCTTCTTTCAGGCGCTCTTGATATACGATAGATAACAAGTGCATCCTCAATCATTCTTAGTTGGTTTACTGGTTTGATTGCTTTATGTAAGTAAGATAATACATGTCCTTTGTTTTGGTCAATCAATCCACTTGGACAATATGCAATAGAGTCAGCAGCGATTTTGATACCTTGTGCAGAACCACCACCACCAGCACCATAGATACCTTTATCATTGTACATAAAATATTCTTCTACATCTTTGATAAGTTCTATAGACTTGTTCTTACCTTTTGCTTGATCTTTTTTAACTTCTCTTACTTTTTTAATCTTTTTAGGGTCAATATATCTTAGTTCAACAATACCTTGTCTTGGATTATTTCTATCAATTACTTTGTGATAATAGATTCGTCCATCAACATACCATCTTCTAAAAATGTCATGTCCTTTAGTTTCAAAGTCTAATAGTTCTAAGACTTCAGAAAACTCTTGTCTAATTCTTCTTTTAATTTTATCTGAATACCCTAGATTGTCTAGAGTTACTTGAATTGCTTGATCTCTTTCGTTAGAAATCACTGCTTCATTAACAATATCCTCAATCGCAGAATCACACTCAGCTTGTTGAGCGATGTCTCTATATCTACGAATGAGGTCTTGTTCTGTTCTTTCTCTTCCGTCTGTATCTAAAACTTGTCCGAAAAAACCACCACCAGCGACTTCAATAGTTCCGTCATCAGTTTTTGGTGGTGTAAATTTCTCTACACCACCAGAGTCTTTTATTCGTTCAAATTTAAATCCAAATAGTTCAGCCATTATATTACTCCAAATTTCTACTACTATTTAGTAGTACGAAATCTACTATAGACCAATATTTGAAGGTTCAAAGTGTTGATAACGCCATGTAACCTCAAATTGTTCAATTTCAGTTGCCTCAGCAGTTGTTAAGTCAATCTGTGCAACTGTCAATGGAAAGCAGTTTCTGAAGATATAAGACTTGAGAATTGTATCATCTCTATCTAGTTGATCTACAGTTAGGTCAGTTTGGTAATCAGCAGGTGTAACAATACCAGTTGCATCTGCATAATCGTTAATACCATTCTGCCATCTTTCCATCGCATTTCTAATCATAAAGTCTGTATCATTATAAAATGTTGTAGTCCAAGTTTCTGGAGCAGGTCTGTCACCAGCCATGTAGATTGTTCTACCTCTAAATGGTATCGCAATCTCACCTAGAGTAGAAGCAGGTAAGTTAGTTGCAGTACAAAGAAATGAAGTTCTTCGTGTGTCTAACCCAATATCTATTCCAGAAGGCGGTGTAATTGTCACTTGAAATTGGTTGGCTCTTGCACCACCACCAATTAGATTTGATTTAAAATCGTCTATCTTAGCCATGATTAACCTCCTACCTCTGTAAATGCAACCCCAGTTCTGACGGCAACAAAGTTAAGAGTGATGAAGTTGATACTTCTATTAGGTTTAATAAAGATATCAGCGACAAACTCATTTCTATCTATGACTTGACCAGTATTATTGGTTGCATCAGCGACAACTTTAAAGTCTGTGATACCTCGTCTACCTTGAACATCTCGTAAGAAAGGTTCTACTAAGTTTCTAAACTGAGCCCTTGTAAATTCATCGTTGAACTCAAAGAGTTGGAACTTAGCAGCAGTTGCGATTGCTTTTTCTAATACCAAGAATAATCGTCTGACATTTATTCTGTCAAATGCACTTGGTTTAGTTAGTGCAGTTTTATCACCGAACAAGACAACGCCTTGCCCAGGGAAGTTAACTACTGGGTTAATTCTTGCACGATACAAGATATCTCTTTGAGATTTACTTGGATTGTATGCAAGTTTTACTGCACCTCTAATATTACCTCTATTGAAGCCGCCTGGCGAAAACCAAGGATCAGCAACATTATCAGTTTGGGCACATAGTCCAGCGACATCACCATTCAATGGCACAAATCTAAACTGGTCATTGTATTTGTCATACATGTATTTGTATCCACTGTCAAACACCATGTAGGATGATGATGGACATAAGTCAAACACACCTTTAACATTTGTAGTTTGTGTTACTGAATCTGCAACACCCACAACAGAAGTTCTGTGTGGTGATACAAATCCTACACAATCTTTTCTAAACTCAACCAAGTCTGTAATCATAGTGATATGTGTGTCTGCACCAGCAGCACTATCAGTTACGATACTTGAAGGCCCACCTAATACTAGGTTGATGTCTATTGACTCTGTATCTTTAAATTTGTCATATGCAAGTTGTAACTCTCCAGCAGATACAGCAAAGTCATCTGCACCACCACTTAGTTGTGACTCGTAAGCAGCAGTTACACTTGTATAAGAACCACCAGTTTCTTGTAGTATTGAACTTCCAGCATCTGTAGATGAACCATCTGTACCATCTAAGATTACTTTGTCACCCTCGTTAGTTCCAGAGGAATCTGTTCCGTTCAATAGTATTTCGTTACCAGTTTGTAGGTCTTGACCCCAGTTAGTTCCAGTTGATGTAATTTCACTAGAGTTTGAAGTTGGGATATCAGCAGTTATTGGATGATCCATCCAGTAAACATAACTAGACTGGCGATAGATTACATCTGGATAGTAATTACTAGAACCTTGTGCAGTTTTACCATTTACATTCTTTGACATACTTGCAAAAGTCTCTAGAACACCTTGTGTTCTCTGTCCAGCAGTTTCACTGTCAAAACCAGCAATTGAACCATCTGTGTCAAAAACTACGACATGCAGTTCATCGCCTGTTCCTCTTCCGTTCTGAGTTGCCCATGCTGATGTGCCTGGGGCACCATCAAACAAGTCATAGAACTTCCATCTTCGTCTAATATAACTATTGATTGCGAGAGCGGCGACTAGTCCAGTTCCGTTAGGATTGTCTAACTCTCTAATTGTTACCACATTTGTAGTGATGTTAATAGCAGTTACCTCA